GGATAATGTAGGGCTGCTACAGGCCATCCTGGAACGTAATTCTGAATAGAAAAGCCTCTAATTTAAATAGCATTACTTAATTTTTACTAACTCGGAATTTATATAATTAAGCAAGATCACATTTAAACGTAAATTTTGCAAGCAATGTTTGGGAGTAACATGCGTGTGAGTGCTTGCAGATCCTTCACGCACATCTTGTTTTCGGTACTATCAAGCCCACATCCCATTGCTGGCATTGATATTTGCTTTATGTCTTGTTTTTGCAGGAGAAGATTCAGGTTGGACAGCACTCGGATCATTCCCTTAAAGTCGCTCGGTTTGTGGTTGAATTTCTCTTTGGTGACCATGTGGATCACTCTCGATTGATGATCAATTGCGACGAAACCTACCTGGTGTTGCCTCGTCCGCAGATATTGAATCTGTCGAGTGTTTACCATCCGTCCACTTTTCAAGAGTTTCCGTGCGAAACCAGCCGACATTTTGAAGTCCGCAGATACGCAGTGAGTTATGTAATTCGGATCCTTGAAGATATCTTCTACATCCTTGTCCACTTCTTGACCCTCAAATTTGATTGGTGCATCGAGTACTTCGGTCTTATACTCCTCAAATGATCGGAAACGGTATTTTATCCCTTGCGCTACACACTCTCTCTTCAAAGCATCACGCCAATGGTTGAAAGCGTCTTCTCCATGTAGGGCCAGTTCGCGCATTGTGACGTCAACATTTGCTTGAGTGATGTCATCTTTCATCAATCCTTTCTTGGTCCACTGGAAAATCTCTAGAACAACATCGAGATCTAGTGGTGCGATGTGTCGTTGTGTCAATTCATCCCAGACAAATTTCCGTTTCAGATATGCCACGTCTTCCAACCTCCTAATTGGTACAATGACCCCACTTTTTGCCTCATCCGTGTAAACATGACCGATAGTTAAGAATGCCTCGGCAATGGTTACCTGGTTGAACCAGTCAAGTATAGATTGTATTATAGCAATCAGGTTGTCGTCTCCGTATGACACGCACGCAACCCACTCATTGAAGTTCTTCATGTTGGCGAGTGTTCCAGTTCTGAGTTTGAGTCGATTTTCTTCTTTGATGGCACAAATCATGAACACTATGCGAATGACGATGCTGTTGTAAATAGAGTTCAAGATTGCTGTCAATGGACATCCGGATGGTTGAGAATGGGTTGCCTGATACATCATCGTTCCATTCACATGCACTGCATGGACAATGTTCATCCACATGACTCTACGGATATTTGCGTTTTCGTCCCCATCGTCATACCACTCGTTGATCATATCAAGCATTTTCCAAAGGATCTGTGATGAGAGTGATCCATCAAAGTTTTCAAAGTCACCCGCAACGACGTTTGTTCTTCCGTCTTGTTTTCCACGACTTTGCAGCTTTGCCACGATTTCTTGCCAATCGTACGAGAATACGTTTGTTCCGGTCGAAATCTCGTTCGCATTTCTGTTCTTCATCAACCAAGCAGCAAATCCTAGAAAATACTGCCGGAATGCAATGGTGAAGTGCACTGGTCCAGCGCAGAACACTCTAGTTTTTCCTGCTTGAACCTTTGCGATCGGCCGGCGCTCATCTTTCAATGTGTCCGTCCAGAAGACGTTCTCCTGTACGTTAGCCTTACATGATCCGATTAGTTCATTCACATCGTTCTCAATTTCAAGTGCAAGTGGTGTGTCCATGGTCCATTCGTCATTTCCAAATGCTGTTCGTTTTCCTTTTGCATGTGGATATTTCACCGTGTACGGGTAACCTAATGATGTTCCTCTATTCAATGGGGCGAGATATTCATCGCCTTCAACACCTTTGACAGCTTCCTCATAAGTCAGAACTCTTGCATACGCCTTTTTGTCTAGATCCAATTTGTTCACTTCCAAATTGTTTTGGACGTCTGTTGCGGCCAATTCGATCAATTTGGGGTCGATTCGAGGTGTGATCTTTCCAAATTTCTTGAGTCCCAATTCCATTGGATCGATTCCGTTTGTCGGTCCCATGATTGTTGGCATTGTGAGTGATTCTTTGATCGTGTTGTGAAGTTTTGAGGGTGTTATTTTGGTTTTTCCTCCTGATCGGACCCTCATCGAATCTGCTATTTTGCCATGCACTATCAACCCAGCTCGTAGGGGCACAGATCCAACTTGTTGGACATCAAAATCTGGCACCTCTTCTATCATGTGATCAACACTCACGGCACACTGGAACTTCAATGGCACCTTCTCAAAAGCCTCGTTCAACATTTCTTGTGTTATACATTGGGCTAAACCGATTCCTGAAGGTTGTCCTGCCACATGAATCCCTAATATCTTCTTCGAAGAAGATTGATCGTGAATTACCAAAGGTGCTCCACAATCTCCTTTTACGGTTCGTGCCATGTAGGTCCACATTTTTCTGAAGTGGATGTAGGTGTGTTCGTTTTGTACAGGGATCATAGTCTTTGAATCATAGTATCCTTGAATTGCTCTACATGATTTGACGTTGGGTATGAATTTCTGCAGATCAGTTGACATCTCGCAATATGATGGGATTTCTCCTTCATATTTGTTGTTCTCATTGAAGCACATGATGTCGGATTTGGTTATGAAATTCTTTACGATGTTCGGGTGCGCGGCCATCGCCTTGTTTTTAATGGGATCAAGAGTGACAATTGCCGCATCCAATTCATCTCCATCTTTCACCAAACGAATTGCATTGAGCAAATCATCCGTGCACACTTCCATCATGCTTCGTCCTGCCATGTTGGAAAGGTACATGGTTTTCCCAATGTTGGATTTGTTGAATTTGATAGCTGTCACAAAATGGTATGGCATCAAAAAAGTGCTCCCCTTTAGGAAGATGACGTTGCCGTAGATGGTCTTTTCAGAATGTAAACAGTATAGATTTCTGGTCGTGATTGCCACAGTGACTTGCCGTCCACACTGGTCTGACAATGCCTCAAAGATAGGCACGTCAGAAATTTCCACGTCTTCCAGATTCATTACCTTCTCTCCTTCTGTACGCATTTGGGTCTTGGGTTGTTGCTGGTGCTCTCCAGAGGAACCAGCTGCTTCAGTTCTCATCTGCGTTTTGGTCTGCTGTTGATGATCTCCAGATGACCCTGCCGCCTCAGTCCTCATTTGTGCTTTTGCCTGTTGTTGGTGATCTCCCGATGAACCTGCTGATTCAGTTTTCATTTGAGCTTTCACTTGTTGTTGGTGTTCTCCTGATGATCCCGCTGACTCGGTGTGCATCTGTTCACGTTCATAGGCTTCAAGGAGCTGTTTAGCTTTGGTCAGTCTTGCTTTTTCCTTCTTTTCTGTCTCTGAGAGTTCTCCCTTCTCCCAGTAAAGTGAGAGTGTGCAGACACACCACGGTTTCTCCATCTCACACCTAAAACAAATCTGGTCTTTCTCTGTGAACTTTCTATAGATGACAAAACACCCACTAATGATAGAGATCACGAAATAACTAATTGTTAAGAGTTCACTAAAACCAGAATTGTCCCAGATATACTTCAGTTGATCACCAATCTTTGCGCAATATGCGTAGAAACTGTCCCTCAACACAGCCCAAGTTGGATAATGTTTTGAGCGCATAAAGATAGATGCGTCTGGATCATAACATATATCTGGCATTGCATGCAACAGAGATTTGTTGGGTTTGTCCTTGTTCCTAATTCCATATTGCACTAATCGTTGGTACGTTGCATAGTTTTGCTCATCATACGCCAATTCAGATAACATGCGTTCATGCCAGTTTTGTATGCCTCTTTCTTTTGCAAATTGTTCAAATCCTAAGTAGAAACACTGCAATTGGTGGTAGGCTAGGTAGTCTGTTGGCACACTCAAATTTAATGCAAGCTCATGATTTGTCTCTTGCGGAATGAAGGGCATATCCACAGCATCTTCGAATTCGTCATCATCACCGTCCTGGAAAGCAAATGGATCTTCCTCCAAAATTTCGTATTGTTCCAGCAGATCTTTCTCTGTAGTCCGTTGTTTCCTGTCCACTGCCAGGAGATATTGAACAAACTCTGAGTATTCCATTTTTTCTCCAATAGGTTGGTCCGTGACGATGTTATATCGTTGGAACAAATACAGATGCTGGCAGAATGGCAACTGTTTCTTGTCTGCTCTTGCTTCTGCTACGGCTTTGCACCTCTCGCAGTTCTTCACCTTCGTTGGATCTAATCGCATGGCAACCTTCCCCTCGTCATTGGGCAGTTCGCTTTCATACTCTGGTTTATTCAAAACCTCAAATGCGTTCATATTCAGTCTGCGTAGTGCTGCCTCTGGGCAATTCAATGAGACGATGTACTTCTTGAACTCCTTGTTCAAATTCGTCGTATAGAGACAAATCTCTGATGTGAAGAAACGTCCTTTGTCTTTCAAATCGGCACAATGCACATGACACGGAGCAACATTGTTGATACGGATGGCTTCCATGAATTCCGCAGATGGTTTTGAAATTGAATCCTTCACTTGAAAAGCGTCATCGAAGTGAACTACGGTTTGGTTCACATACCCGTCCCAGAATTCTGTCTCGTAATTCCGAAGATAGATTTCATTCTTGAAGTTTCATCGGTGGTTCCTCCCGTGCAATAACGCGTAAGACAGGGGTATGAGTATCTGCGACTTGCCTCTTCCTGCTTCGCCTGACAACATCACCGACAATGGAGGAATGCGTGGTCCACCCTCATGCACACTCGATCGTAAGACTTCGGAGTATAATTTTGACATGGTCGAGGCGAGCGCGTCAATAATTCTCTGCGCTTCCTTACTAAGACCATTCCACATTCTGGTGTGCTTCCAACGAGACATCTGATCAAACAACATGGTGACTTCTTCGACTGCTTCAGCGTCTTTTGAGAGTGATTTCAAATTTTGGATCTGCATATAATGATCCACACGTTTCACCCATTTTGTAACGTCTTCGCCAACTGCCGCTTCGTCAATAAGGCGCTCACGATCTCTTCCAAGAAAGAAGACTTTGAACTCCATCTCAACTGCACGGTACGTGTCTCCTGCTGCATTCCAGATTTTTCCTACGCCAGCGCATGCTTTTGGGATGATGTCCAAACGTCGCAATAAGCTATCATAAAATTTGTCTGTTGGAATTTGAGAAATTCCGAAAAATGCCAAAATCGTGAAAGCGGTTTGGCCAATGAAGGCAATCAAACGATCTTCTCCATCTTGGAACTGCCACCCGTCAAACCAGTTGTACTTTCCCAACAATTGCTTGACCTTGTCAATGATAGCTTGATGCCATCCCAGAAGATAGCCTACCAAGATTAGTGTTGGCCCAATCAAGTATTTCATTGGTAGTGACGCAGCAACGAAACACATAATTATACTAACAACCAATGTCATTGGTGACATGGCCAACACTCTATCCTTCAACCCTACAAATGTTTCCTTGAGAGTTGTCATTCCTGTCTTTACTTGATCGAGGATGTCTCCCAATGTTGACAATGTTGCAGAAGCTAAATCTGTCATTACCATATGTTTTGAGATGGCTGCTGGCACTTGATCCTTCATTGTCTCCATTGCTTCTTGCATTTGGGACATCGTGATGTTGGTCTTTTCCAAAAGTTTGAACAATTTTGGTCCCTCAACTGCTGTTGCAGCAGCAGTTCCAGTTCCTGGTATCGCCATATTGGCCAATCCATACATGACAGAACGACCAACCGGTGTGTTGATTGCATCAAATGGACCCTGGAAATCGAAGTTTTCCTTATCCTCGCGTGCTTGTCGCTTGCATAGAGTGTTTGATTTTTCTATCTTCCGTTCTTGCGCTCGATCCAAGGCGTCCAACTTCTTCTTCATTAGTGCTTCATTTGCACGGCATTGCTTGTTTTGGCGTCGTTGAACTTTGAGTTTATCTTCACATCGTTGGCGTGCATGTTCCATAGCTCTCATCTTGAGTTTGTAGATTGTTTCGATGACGAGCCGCTGATTTGCCACGGGACCAGGATTGCTTTCTACATCACCTGACATCAGCAATTGTGTTCGTTTCCTCAACAGAGCTCTGCATTCGTCGATGCTTGAAATAGCATTCCATTGTTTGAACCAGTCCTTGTGGAGAATGTAAAAATGTGGTGAGATGTACAGGTAGTTGTCTCCAAACTTGTCTCCGTATCGGTGCACTGGACAATAGTTCGAATTGAATTTCCAAACCAAGGCTTTCCAACGCGCAAAGTCATGTTCGTTGTTGTAGATTGTTCGTCGCAATGCTTGTTCTCTCATCTCTCTATCACATCCACATTCGTATCCATCCTGGCATGCACAAAATTGTGTGTAATCATGGTCTTCATAGTATGGTGTTATCAGGAATTCACAAAAGAATCCTTTCAGATTTTCGTCTTCGTAGGCACGGCTAGCGCACATCAATAGGGTTTGTGGGGCCACCACATCACTTGAGTTCATTCTTGTAGTTGTAGCCATGATTGAGATTAGTAAAATGAGACTGCATTTCTTCGATGTGAGTAAGAAACACAGAAAGAACCCCAGCTTCAACCAAGTCATCTGGTATTAAAAACTTACTGGTCTTAAAGCCACTATCATCTCACTGCCCTAAAGGGTTGTGACGATTGAGGAGCACTGAGAAAGCACCTCTTTTGATAATTGAACTCTTGCCCACAGGGTCGGCATGTATATCCTAATTCACAATATTGTTACAATCTGAGCCCGCGTCGTTAGACGTAGGAGGCAGGTTATTAATCTGTTGTTCCTCCCATTTATCCGGTCAAACTGCAACATTGCTTCATAGAAATCAATGCTTCATCTAGGTACGAATTCAATTTCGTCATTTGATTTTATTATTTTTATACATAAAATCCAGTGTTATCAATACTGAAATTTACCCCGTTCTGAAACGAGTATTTTATATTTCCTTTTTTAAGTATTCATTATCTTACGATAATTGACGATACTATCTATCCTAATATTTTCCTATATCTATGTTGTCGAAAAATGTTTGTTCAATTTTACAAAAATTGATAAAATATGAATATAGAAAGTAACAATGTTTGAGAAGCGTGTAATGGCTTTGATATTGAAAATAACAATTTTGAAAAGCTTGTAATGGCTTTAATATAGAAGATAACAATTTAACGTCTTGTAATGGACCATGGTATATAGAAACCCTAGAAATTATTTCACCCCTAGGGGGGTTAGACAAATGCGTGTGCGCTATA